AGGATCAGCCCTGTGTACCAGGTGAAGTGGGACGTTTGGTGGTCACTGACCTACACAACCATGCCAGCCCATTGATACGCTATGACATAGGCGACTGGGCAGAAGCGGGTGAACCCTGCAGATGTGGACGAGGGTTGCCAACTATCAAGCGATTTGTTGGCAGAGAACACAGCATACTTTCACGGCCCGACGGCACTCGCATCTGGCCCATATTCTATGGCGCCAAAATGAATGACATTGCACCGGTGAGACAGTACCAATTCATACAGCACACACTGACCGGCATGGAATTTCGCTGCTTTACAGAACAGCCGCTGACTGCAGCGCAGCGTGAAGGACTCATAGCATTAGTACAAGAGGCTCTGGGGTGGCCCTATGATTTAGATCTCATAGAATATCGCCAGCCTCTGCCAACCACAGCTCGTGGAAAATTTCAAGAATATATCAACCGAATGGCAACATGAAAGTGATTTCCTGCATAACAGTTTGGCCATCGCCCAGTTGCGTAGTTGGACCAAAATAACCTCTGTTATGTGAAAATCTGACATCCTTGTTGTGATGCGTCTGCATCTAACGCGGACATAACTTGATCTTTCAATGATCCAGCATCATACTGATGCTAGATAGGAATTATCAACTATGAATCCATTTGAAAACCAGCGCGGTTTAAACAAACAAGCAGTAAACCTTGCAAAATCGCAAAAAGACTATGCAGTATTTCTACCGTCAATTTCGGCGATCTATGCCAAGATCGTCAGTATGCCGGAATACAAGATACGTGAAAGGCTGCCCGATGGACTCAATAATGATAGATTAGACTTAAATTTCCTCAACAAAGACAATAGTTTATTCTACTATCCTGCTGCACTTTATAGTGCAGGCCATGCATATCTAGACGTTAATGAAAGCAATGTTTACGAAAGCATGGTGCAAAAGCGAGATCGTTCAAGAACGGTGATAATAGGTGACAGTGGCGGATTCCAGATTGCCACAGGCGTATTGAAATGGCCATGGACACCAAAGAAAAATCAAGATGATTTAGAATGGGCACGCGACAAGGACAAACTGCGCATGTCGATTTTAAGATGGTTGGAAGCCACTGCAGATTATTCGTCTGTGCTCGACGTGCCAACTTACGGTCTTGTTAAATTTGGATTTGATCCTGTCACAGGAGAAAGTCTGCATCCCGGAATGAAGACCTTTCGCGACTGTCTCAATGTCAGCCTTGAAAATTATGATTTCTTTATACGAAACAGGGTTGAAGGTGCTACCAAGTTTCTAAACGTGTTGCAGGGTCGCAACCAAGAAGAAGGCGATGTTTGGTGGGATGCTGTGAAAGACCTGCCGTTTGAAACCTGGGCTTTTTCTAACGTTCAGGCATCAAACTTTTCCATCAACCTGCGGCGTTTGATCATCATGCGTGATGGCAAGTATTTAGATGGACGCGATTGGCTACACTATCTCGGCAATGGTAAGATCAAAGCCGGTTGTGCATTGACCACGCTGCAGCGTGCCATTAGACAGCATATCAATTCCAACATTACACTGAGTTTTGATGCAGCATCGCCGTTTGTGATGGTGGCTAAAGGACAGATGTATCATGGGTATGAACTCAGCCACAACAGCATGCGATTCAAAGGTGGCAGCATAGTCGATGACAAACTTTTAAAAAACAGTCAACTGCTGTTGAACGACTGGATTTCTGCTAATGATCACAAGGGTTTTATAATTCCCAGTGCCATTGGTTCTCGCTGCACTGTTGGAGATATTTGTGTGCGAGGCTACGAGGATCTTGCCTATAAGAAGGTAGCATGGACCAAAAAGGAATTGCAAACTGATGCATATCTCAACAGTCAAGAAGGTCGTGCCGGAGACAAGTTCAAATGGAGTAATGATTACAAAGAGTATCTATCACATAGTCGGGATCACGGCGGGCTGTTTGATTTTAGCAGCAGCAAATTTGAACTAGATCATGAGAAATATCAAGTGAAATGGCCCAGCAGCATGGATGGTTTTTCCTATATCATTGCTATGAACCACAATGTTGAGTTGCATATACGTGCAATTCAAGAAGCCTGTGCAGCACAGGATCTACCTCTGGCAGCAGCAACAGCACGAGTCACTCCAGATCTGCTGGAATTTAAAGATCTCTGCGGCGAAATATTGACCAGCCAACGACCTATGGATATTATCAACAAGCATGAGAAACTGCTGCGCAACATTACTGGCATGGATGCGGATAACCAAGTCAACATGGAAGTTGGAGACTTTTGATGAAACGTGACTATAAAGATGGCATCAAGAATGATGTGGTGTTTTTTACCGGAACAGAAGTGGAGCACACGCCTGCATGGGGTCTCAAAACACTGTTTGTAGTTGGTGTTCAACCCATTGAACGTGTTGCTGCACTGTTTGATCAGCACCGGTGTGAACACATCTATCTTGGTGCCAATCAAAGTTTTGACACAGAAGGTTGGCTAGGTAACATCACTAACAGTGATGCCTGGGATAATATGATCAACAGCGTGTTGACAATTGGTTGTTTGACCACGTTGGATTTTGATCTACGGTACGTGGAGTGGGTCTGCGAAGGTGGGTATGCTGACAATGACCTCTTTATTCCGCAGATATCAGTCAAAATACCTTATCTAAACCAACTGGGTTATAATGCCACGTTGAAAATAGATGATCGTGGTTTTCGTGCAACCAACCCCGGCGTGTGGTGCCATAGCCTTCATGATCTCACTTCTCGCAGGGAGTTTACAGCTTGGAACCAATACAGTAAGGATCAACCAATATGAATCAACAGACCATAGACTATTTGCAGGATTACAGAAAAAAGACCGCAGATTTAGCCCTGCTAAAATCACAAATACATGTTTTAGAACAGGACCTGATGAACAAAAATCATCAGGTACAGGATATGTTATATGAAATCGACAGCATGCGCAAGATCATTACTTTGATGATAGACAATGACTGGGATCCAGTAGAGACCAAACTGCGCAGCGAACCGTCTGAGAGACAAAAAAATCACTGGGGATATGCCAGCGACTACAGTGAACTTTCTCATCTTGCTCATAAGAGCATTAACAACAAAAATATATACTACAATCATCAAGGGTGTCACTACAGTGGTGCAACCGGGGCAATCGGAGCGCTGGGGTCTAGCAGTGTGCCCAATCTCAGTTATCAAAGTACAACCATTATTGCAAAACAAATTACACCTTAATTGTGTTGTTAAAAACTCCCAGTCTAAACTCTAGTGCAATTGCAAGGACAATATCATGACTGCTACCAGCATTAAAATACGCAATCGAATTCAAACCAATGGGGGTAAGTTTTTCTGCAACGACAATATCTCTGAATACATGGAACCCGGAGAATTTGACCTGTTGATGACAGAAGTCGAGTCTAAGATGCAGGGTGTGTTGGAAAGCCTGGTAATTGACACTGAGAACGATCACAACACACGAGAAACTGCACACAGAGTAGCCAAGATGTTTTGTACGGAGGTGTTTTCTGGCAGATATCTTCCTCAACCCAAGATCACAGCATTTCCCAACGCCACAGCATATGATGAAGTCTATGTGACTGGACCAATTTCTGTAAGATCGACATGTGCTCACCACCTACAGAGCATCAAGGGCCAGTGTTATATTGGTGTGTTCCCAGGCAAGAACGTTATCGGTCTTAGCAAGTTTAATCGCATGGTAGATTGGATTGCCAGCCGTCCACAGATTCAGGAAGAAATGACCATACAGATTGCCGATCTTGTGGAACGTGAAACTGAAGCCAAAGGTGTTGCTGTGCTGCTGCAGGCAGAGCACGGATGCATGACCATGCGAGGAGTTAAAGAGCATGATTCTGACATGACCACCAGTGTGATGCGCGGAGTGTTTCGAGATACTCCGCACATCAAAAAGGAGTTTTTTGACATACTTGCTAGGATGAAATAGTGAACTGGCATGAAATGGGTATCACATGTGACAATAGGAAAGGTAATATAAATGGTTAATCAACCAATCAGTTATAAATTTGTGAGCACCAAAGAATACATAGATGAATTTCCATGTGCCTATCGACAGTATTTGGCAGATGACAAACCGGGGAATATTCCTGGTTGTAATAAGATACATGGTTACAGTTTCAGTATAAAATTTTATTTTGGTACCAATTCACTAGATGCACGAAATTGGGTAGCTGATTATGGGGCACTGCGACCTCTCAAAGATTTTCTGAAAGATCTGTTTGATCATACCTTGTTGGTCAGTGAAACAGACCCTCATTTGGATTGGTATCAAGAAGCCATGCGCAGAGGAATCGCTAAACTTACCATTCTCCCCAAATTGGGATGTGAAGGACTGGCAGATATGCTTTACAAATATGTCAACGCTGTGTTCATACCCGAGCAATGGGGAAGTAGCGAATCTGATAGGATTTGGTGTTACAAAGTGTCTGTTCGAGAAACTCAATCAAACCTAGCATTTCGTGTCGGTCATAGAGAATGGGACGACGATTTATTTTCTTGAACATGTTTTGCGGTGTTGACGTTTGTAGTTTCCAAACAAGTTGACCACAGTGAACGATGTAGAATTTCATTGATAGCTGCGGTCGAAAATACAGTTAACCAACATAGGAAAAATGAAAAATGTCTGATAGCAAGTTAGTAGAATCTGATCAAATGGCCACCGTTTACCAAGGTCGAGTGGCCAAAGAAGACGGCGAACTGGTGTTGGTATTTCCAGCCAGCATGCTGTTGGACCTTGGTTGGCAAGAAGGTGACAGTGTTGTCTGGGATATTCGACCAGACGCAGTGGTAGTCAAAAAGGTCAATGACTGAATAGGCCAAAATCGATATCTAATGTAGTGTGAATCAGCAACAGGATGAGACATACCATGTCAGTAACCAGCAATCCGTATATTACATTCAACATATCATCTGCCAACACTGGCTCATTTACAGTAAATGGAGGTTGGAGTCATAATACATCTATTGCTGGTCACAGTGGCCCAATAGTGAATCCCGGTGCAATAACTGTGGCAGGTGCAATGACCAGCGGTTTGAACAGTTCTATGCTGGGCAGTTATAATGTCAACAGCTGTCAGAACGGTTTAAGTATACCAATCGGCAACAATGTCAGATTAACCATTAGTCCAGACGGCCAAATAGAATGGTCTGGACCTGCAAGCAAGGCTGCAGAGCATTTTTTAACGGCTCTTGGACATGTGATCGATTGCAGCACGTCTGGCAAGCGTGCACTGGCCAAAAGTTATCGCCTTGCAATTGAACGCTGTTTGCGCCAGGCCAAACGCATGAGCCATGAAGACTTCATCGTCATGCTGGAGAAAGAAGTTGCCACAAGGCAGAGCAAGGCTGTGTGGATGACCCTGTGTGAGGACGAGGCTGTAGATGAATAATGACAGCAAACCATTTCTACTGCTATGGGATCATCTCAGCAGTGAAGACATGCAAGAACGAATAGACTGGTTGAGGAAAAATCTCACAGCAGGAATTGATTGGGGATTTTGTGCGAATCCCAAGATTTGCGTTCTGAAGACCAGTAATGCTAACCTGCTCTATCGCCTGCGTTGGTTTGAACCCGGACAACAGAAAGAAATTGATTGGCATCCTACATTTAAAAATAGTGACATTAATCGAAATGAGTGAACTACCGCGCGAAAACCAAATTCCTGCTGTATGGTACAGGAATTTTCTAGTTTGACAATCTAGATGAACCGCAACACACTTAAAAAGTAGATTGAAAGAAATGACATGTTTGGACATAATTCTATAGTTGGGCAGTCTTATTTTAAAGACGCTGGAGATAACCTATTCGTAACAAGTATATTTGGAGTGACTCTGCAAGGCGAAGGTCCGTACCGAGGCGAGCCAGCAGTTTTTGTTAGACTGGCCAAATGTCAATTGGCCTGCAGTTTCTGTGATACCTTTTTTGATGACGGCGATTGGATGACAGTAGATCAAATTGATCAACGCATACAAACTGTGATTGAACAGTATTTTAATGGATCAATTCCACTATGGGCCAGTGAACTACCCAGTTCAGAGTTTCAGACTGCTAAACCAAGAGATATGGTGTTGGTAGTCACAGGCGGCGAACCCATGCTGCAGAAAAACATCGGTCCATTTCTCAAGCATATGAGCAAGAAGTTTGCCAAGACTCAGATCGAAAGCAACGGATTGCTGGTTCAAGACATTCCGGAATCCACAACGCTGGTGGTAAGTCCAAAGTGCAGTGAAAAGAACGGACAACCAACACAGTATCTTACACCAAATCCCAAGATGCTTGAACGTGCAAATTGTTTGAAGTTTGTAATGAGTGCTGATCTCAATTCACCTTATGGGTCTGTTCCAATCTGGGCGCATGAGTGGCGCGACAAAACAGGTAACCCTGTGTTTGTCAGTCCAATGAATATCTACAATGAAGAACCGCAGAAAAGCAAGCGTCTGCGCGCTGAAAAGAATCAGATCTCACTTGAAGAACGCAGTACTGTAGATGAAGTGATTTCTTGGTGGACACCCGGACTGTTAAACATGGCAGAAAACCAACGCAATCACGAGTATGCTGCTAGATATGCTGTCAGCAATGGGTTTGTATTCAATATGCAACTGCATTTATTTGGTAATCTAGCCTAATGACATACTCGCTTTATCTTATATCAAACAAACCTCAATATCACAATGTCATACAATCAGGACTTGGCAGCCAACATCTGGAATATTTTGATGGTAGCAATGTGGCCAATTTCAGCCAATTGGTCAACACCTGTGTTGAATATGCCAACACAGAAACAGTAATTCTGATGAGTGACAAGGTGCGTCCAACACAAGAGCATGTGGATAAAACACTGAGCCTGCTGGAACAAGGCTATGCGTTTGTTAGTCTACAACTTTTTAGATTTTTTGCGTTTAAAAAACAGTTGTTCAGACAAATTGGCTGTATGGACGAAAGATATGTTGGTACTGGTCATGAGGACTATGACCTATATGTGCGTTTGATCGAACACAATCTACCATTTTGGATAGAAGAATCTGTACCCTGGGATCATAGACCTTCTTCTTGGGCTGACAGTCAGGGAGTTTATCGGGGTTATACACATTGGTGTACCAAATGGCTACACCACTGGGTTGAAGGTCAACCATTGCCTGTACGTCTCGAACGGACTATGGCTGAGGAATCATATGGCTATGATTTTGGCCCAGAGCAGCCGGTAAGTTTTTTATCGGGACGAGACTGTTTCTATACTACCAACTGGCCGCATGTTGGGGCTTTTCTAGCTATGGATATAGTATCTGGCACTAACCTACGCTATAATAGGATCCAACCCAGTCTGCAGATTGGAAAATAAAATGAGAAAACCACTAATACCATTTTGGATGATGCCCGGCTCATGGGGTCTCAGGGGCAAGACTCGTGAGATAGCACAGGCGGAATATGAACTAAGGCAAGGCGATCTAGAGAAAAAACTGCTGGAGATAAACTATCGAGATGATCCTAAAGAATTGGCTCGCAGACAGTTGGAACTCAGTCGCAAACTCCGTGAAATATCTGATATAGTCTATGATCAACACAAATTACGTTTGGAAATAGATGACCAAACTACATTGGAATTGGCTGAACTTGACCTGCTGCTGAAGCATGAAAAATTAACCAAATTGGAATATGATCGCAAGCGTGCAGATATTCTCAAGGAACCCTGGGTCAGTATGCCTGTGATCAATTGGGATCCATTGACCAGTAGTCGAACTTATTTTCAATTGGAATATAACGAGTATTTCTATCCGCATCTTTTGGCCAACGGCTATGAAGGCGAAGAAGATACAGTGATCAACAACTGGTTGAATGACATCTGCATCAGCATTACCGAAGAGATTAATGGCATGGAAGCAGATCTCATCACTCCCACAAGGCGTGCAGATCCCCTAGACAATTGACATCTTGACAGTCATCCTGGTTGCCGTATAATTAAACTGCAGCAACCTAAACGGATTAAAAATGTCACAGACCTACATTGTCATCGACACTCAAAATTTATTTCTCAGGGTTCGACATGGAGTCCGTGCTCCTGATGCTGAACAGCAGTTGGCTCTGGCACTGCATATCATATTCAACAGCATTAAAAAAGTTTGGAATCAATTTGATGCTGCACACACGGTGTTTTGTTTAGAAGGTCGCAGTTGGCGCAAGGATATTTATGCACCATACAAGGCCAATCGCAAGGCAGCAGCAATCAAACGTACTCCTCGTGAGGTTGAAGAAGACACGATATTTTTTGAAGTGATGGACGAATTCATCAATTTCATTAAGAATCAAACCAACTGCACAGTACTGCGCCATGCTGAAGCAGAAGCAGATGACATGATTGCACGTTGGATTGGTCTACATCCGCAGGACTCGCACATCATTATCAGCAGTGACAGTGATTTCCAACAGTTAGTGGCCGACAATGTGATGATCTTCAACGGTATATCCGGCTTGCTCTATACCAAACTTGGCATCTATGACAAGGACGGCAAGATTGCTAAAAACAAGCATGGAGAAGAATTGCCAGTGCCTAACCCCAAATGGCTGCTGTTTGAAAAATGCATGCGCGGTGATGACGGTGACAATGTCATGAGCGCTTTCCCAGGTGTACGCAGCAAGAAACTCCAGGAGGCTTATGAGGATCGCAACAACAGGGGCTTTGCTTGGAATAATCTCATGCTCAGCAAATGGAGTGATCATGAAGGTGTTGAACATCGTGTGAGAGATGATTTTGAACGCAATAAACTGCTGATTGATCTCAGCATGCAGCCAGCAGATCTTGTGGAAAAGTTTGATGAGACCATACGTGCCAGCATTGTTACTGAAATACGCAAGCAGGTTGGATTGTCTTTGATCAAATTCTGCAACAGACATGGTCTAATAAAGATAGAAAAAAGCAGCGGAGAATACAGCAGTTGTTTCAGTGCGGTCTATACTGGTAATCTCCTGCAGACCCAAGATCAAGGAGAATAGCAGCATGGCGGTTAGATACAGTTTAAAACCTCTAGGCGATCAGTGTTGGCTATTGACTGGTGATGGGGATCGTATTGGCCTTGTGAATAAGATCAACGGCGAAATAAACGTAATAGGTCGATTAGAACCCAAGCACTATGCAGATCTTGCTGCATTGGAAACTAGACTGGGGGGTAGGTTAGAAATAGAAGCCATGACAGTGAACATACGTGAACCCGAGTTGGGCAACATTGATGGATATCCTGTTAAGCACAACACATTTTTTGATTCCAGTATGGATCCTGTACCAAACTACGCTAGAACTGCCAAGGGTCGGGATAGATATGCAGCGGGTTATTATGCATTGCGTTTCCCGCAGGGATGGACAAACAGTTTCTGTCCAAGGTTAAACACACTAGGCGATTATGAACATGCTGGTCCTTTCAAAACCAAATTGGAGATGCAGCATTATATCACAACCAAAAACAAGGAAAAGACAATATGAGTACATCGGCATTGGAGGTATTTGTCAAAAAGTATCAAACTGCAAGATCCTACAACAGCAAGGAGATACGTCTCAGCATACAAGATGCTGAAGAACTGGCCACGTCAATTGCGTTGGTGTTGTCTAGTGTCAACTCACTCAGTGCCAAAGTCATTCAACTGCAGGATAAACTATTGGCAGACAAGAATGAGATTGATCTATCGGGTGGCAGTTTCACCTAGGAATCAACACAGGGGGCATGTCATGACAGATTTATACAAGTCTATCCGCGACCCGCTGCTGTCTATGGTGATAGACACAGTTGGCCATTTTGATCTATCACGAGGTCCTTGGATAGCAGGAGGCTGTCCTCGTAGACTATGGCAGGGTATGTCGTGGATCAATAATGATGTAGATTGTTTCTTCAGCAACCAGCAAGACCTTGCTGAGGCACAGACACGACTGCAGGCCGTTTATCAACAGCAATATGATGAATGGACCAACAAACTGGTTAGCTTGGAGATTTCCAGTTGTCAGACCAAAAATGCCTGGACCTATAAGATATACATAGCAGGAGAATTGATACAAATACAATTGGTCAAATCGTTGAACCCCAGTCTAGTAGATTTATGGAATAGTTTTGATTTCACTGTGTGTAAATTTGCCACAGATGGCCATACAGTGGTGGCCGATGCTACAGCCGTGACAGATGTTGACAGCCGTAGGCTGCGAAAGAACTTTGGTTATGGAAAAATCAAATTTAATCGAGTAATCAAATACGGTTTTTATGGGTTTGATTCTGATGCTGATATTTTAGCCGAGTTGCTGCAGCAGTACCAACACCAAACAATTGACAAGACTGATGATATCTATGTATAAATTTCTAGAAGAAACACGAGTTTTTAGCCAACTGACCGGTGGTTGTTATTATGCAGATGTTGGCCGGGAGAAATACGTCTGCATAGGTGGTATTGTCCTGCCCTACCGTATAGGAGTCAACATGATGATCTGGGTCATGGCTAAGTCTACATCATACCATCATCTGTTAGATGTTGCTGATATACAGCAGATTATCACAATGAATCCGGAGAGTTTTAGTAGGCCAAATTACGGAAACAAACCACAAGACCGTGCGTTCACGTGCTGGGATATTTTCAATAAAATAGAGACCATTATGCGCAATTGGAGCATGGAAGAATTCGACAAGTTTGTGCCCTGCACTGAGTGATAATTGGCTCATGCCATAAATATGAGCGGAGAACAATGCATGAGCCGACCAAAACCCGCAATACTCTTGGATTATACAGACAGCAGTACCTATAAGAGCGAACAGGTTCTGCAGGCGGTTGGTATTTATGCAGTATTTTACCATAATCAACCAATCAACCTACGCAGCCTTAACAAATTACTGGATTATCCTGGACCAAAATACCGCAAGGTAAGTTTTGCCAACCCAGGACATGCATTCAATCTAGCCGAAAAACTCAACAAACTTTTTAAAACAGACGGTTTCAAAGTGTACCTGTTAACAAATGGCGAGATTATCACTGAAAAAACCAAATGATCTCATAGAGTTGCCGCAAGGCTACCAAAATCAAAAAGATCTTGTGGCACTGTTGTTATCAAACCCTGTAGTGGTCAAAACATGGCAAGGGCAGTATGGCAGCACACTGCCTGATGACGCAGCAGGTTTTGTAAAGATATTTTTTATGAAAAACAGCTGGCAACTCTCTTTTGTTGGAGTCATGGCCTTTGCACAGATCTTTACCTACTGGAGTGTGCAGCATCCGGACAATGTGGCTCTAACTGGTCGTGTATTGGTCAATATGAGCAAGATCACCAATGGCCCGTGGTACAGTCAAGGTCGTCATATCTGTGTATGGAGCCAAAACACGCATTTCGAACTGCTGATGTTTGACGGCAGCATCAAAAGGTTTGTGGAATTTTATATGGTGAAATAACCATTGGCAACCGTCGAACCATGTGATTTTTCAACGGCATCTTGTGAAAAATTTCTGTTGACATGCATGTTGCCATATGCTATTTTCCTATTATAACTTAACCAAACAAAGGACTAAATGATATGGCTTCTGCAACACGTAATAAAATGCTGGAAATCAGCACCATTAACCCCAGTCGGTTGAAGTTGGCAATTCAACATAGTATTACCCGAAAGCGTCCGCTATTTATCTGGGGTCAGCCTGGCATCGGCAAGAGTGAACTGGTAGCCGAAGTGGCACGCTCACAAAACCGTCCGTTGATTGACATCCGTTTGCCTCTGATGGAACCCACTGACATTCGAGGTATTCCCTATCTCGCTGAAGTTAAAGTTTATGACAGCAGTGGCAAAATTGTGCGCGATGAGCACAACGTTCCTATCATGGACAAGGAATTCCGTTGGAGCACTCCCAGTGACTTGCCAACTGACGAAGCCAGCCGTGCACTGGTGTTTTTTGATGAGATGAGCGCAGCACCTCCCAGTGTGCAGGCAGCCACATATCAGATCATTCTCAATCGTCGCATCGGCAACTATGAACTGCCGCAAGATGTGGTGATCGTTGCTGCTGGCAACCGTGTAAAGGACAAGGGTGTAGCCTACAACATGCCCATGCCGTTGGCCAACCGTTTTACACATCTCACTTTGGAAGTTGATGCTGAAGATTGGCACGAATGGGCTACACTGAATCGTGTGCACAAGGATGTCGTCGGTTACATCAAATTTCAACCTGGTGATTTGAACA